TATCCACAACACAACGGGATAGGAAATCATCTTCCATTGTAAACCTTATAATAGTCTATCTAGTATACCACAACTACTCCTTGATGTCAAGCAGATCACCCACGATCATATAGTAGCAATCTACAGGAATTCCTTGAGTCTGCAAATGAACTTCAAGGCCTTGCACTCTTTTTACAATCAAATTTTGCTTTGCTCCTACCTCTGTAAGGTGAACTGTCACCGTAGATAGGTCAACTAACTTCTCCCATTCCTCTGGAAGATTAATTAGTTTCTTTCGTGTTCTACCATGTAATGTTAAAGAATCAGTCATTGTCTACCACATCCACAATGTTTTGGTTATCTATGTATGCTTTTGCACCTTCTAATTGAGTTATCCTATCATTTACATTACCAATAGATTGTCGTAGTCCCCATAATCTCTTACATACTTCATTTCTTTCACCTCTTAAAGCATTACTTGCATCCACCATTAATTTATTATTTCCCGTATGAGAAAGAAACTCTGTCTCTTTTGTAGACAATATTCCAACTGCATTATTAATCGTATTATCTAGTGATGTATCACATGCTGATAATGTGGCAAGATTACCCTCTATGGAACTTACTGCAAATAGACCAACAGTTTCTCCTTCATGTGCTAATATGGGGGGAACACCTACTGGTTTGCTACGAGCAGGAGCAGTTTGAAATCCTACTCTCCAAAACGCTTTATCAGCACCAACATTAGGAGGTTCCACCAAAGTTAAATGTGTAAAATCAACAGGATCCATAGGAACTTCCTGACCATTTAACTCAGGATTCCAACCTTGAGACCCTCTAGGTTGGCCAGAATTATCCAATGCAATAGAAACTCCAATACCTATATCAGCAGTCTGCATGATTCCAACAGTCTGAGGAACAAAAGGATTTATCCAAAGATCTAGATTGTCCCCCATTTTTATTTGGTATTGAAATCTTCCTTGCACCAGAGTCTGAACTGTAAATTCTATATCATCAGCAGGAGTAGTAGCCCCAAGTTCATCTCCTAAAATCTTAACAGTGTCACCAGGAGAATAACCCAATCCACCTTGACCCACAACATCGACTGCCACATATTCAATTGCACCCGTGCTATCAATACCTACATTGAATAACGCACCCTCACCACCTTGATCACTTGAACTAGGAACCGCCACATAGGGATCATCTTTACCATTAAATCTATTCGGTTTATATACAGTTCCATTAGAAGTAACAACTCCCACTTGTCCCACAGGGCCTGTATCCGAATCATCTAGTACTCTAAATGATACTGCTTCAAAAGCAGATACACCAGCACCTGATGAATTAGTTAAAGTGATAATATTGACAGGAGAAGAAGTAGTGGTAATACCATTTGTAGGGATCTGACTTAAATCAGCTGAACCAATACCAATATTAGAAATTTTAGTTGTTGCAACCAAGACTCCTGGTTTCTCACATGTTACAATTTGACCTACTCTTAATATATTAGAACCTGCATCTGGATCTTCACCTGTGGTTCCTACAGGATTCATGACAGTAAGTTGGTTGGAACCTATGGACATTGTTCCAATAAAACTGGTTACAAAAGTATCTCCAATATCTAATGCATATTGCTCACTATAATATCTTAGTCCATAGTAATTTTTAGGTTCAAATCCAAATCTAAAAGTATTTTCATCATGAGTAAATGAATCAGTGGTTCCTTGTTCTGCTCCTGTTGTCGCATTTGTAGGAGAAGTTGTTAATATTCCAATACCACCAATACCATTTGAACTTGGAAGAATATAATAAAAGAAAGTGCTTGCTATTCCTACTCCATCATCACCTTCTTTTTCACCAACTAAATTAGCACTAGGATAATCTTTTCCCAATTGAGCTAATAAATCAGTATATCCATTACCATTTATTTTACAACAGACAAAATCATATTCATCTCCTGATCCATCATTTTCTACATTATAAGCAAGCCAAAATAAATCAGATCTACAAGACCCAACTCCTGATTGTCTAGCATCATATGCATCCTTTACATCATCAATTGCCCTATTTACAATCTCTATTTGCCCTAATAAATCACTATCCAATGATTCAATAGCCGTATCCCAAATTTTTTTCTCATCATCTACGAGAATAACTTGATCCTGAAAGAATCCAACTTGTCCATACTGGTCATCAAGACTTTTAATAATACGGTCTTGCATTTCCTTACCTAATCCCATTATACATCCTCCTTATCATAATGGTAACCTGCAATAGAATGATCTGATTGATCACCAGGATAATCTGCAGGTGATTCTCCTTCATACTCAACATGCAGTTCTGGACCAATTCTGTTAGCCCATACCTGATAAAAACATTCTACTTGAGTCAAATGATCCGAAGAAAGAATGATTTTATTATCTTTAATTTCTTTTACATATAAAGACAAATCAGGTTTTCCGCATGGTGTAAGATTTACTGTAATTGTAGCATAGTCTACCAGTCCTTGCCAATACTCTGGCATATCAATGATGTGCGTTCCCTTTAATTTACCTCTTATATAGATGGCAGATTCTGGGCCCTCTACGCATACATGACGCAATCTCCATCCTTTTTTATTTGGATGCTCAATATCAAAAGATTTATTCTTCTTTGAATATCCACTAAAGAAGAATCCTTTAAGAAAAGGAGTTTTTTGAGGACCACTCACTGCTTTAATATTACTTTCGCATGATGCTCCTACATTAGTTTCAGCACCTACATCAGCCGTCGCTCCAGTCTTGGTTTCAGGACCAGTTTGAGCTTTTGGTCCCTGATGTTGTTTAATACCCTGTGAATTTCTAACAGGAGCTACAATGTTTATTGCCACAGACTCTACAATATTAATCATTGCAGTATTCAGGGTCATTCCTACCATTCCTACACCAGGATCTCCAATCATTACATCCAATGGAGTGGCTTGGACATTTGCTTTATTTGTTATCTTAAAGATAGATGGGAGAGCAGCAGCACGAGGATTAGAAAGAGCAGGACGAGCAACCATCAATGCAGCTTCGGCAATGGCAGGATAAGACAGAGGATTGCCGATTAAGACAACACCACTAGCATAAATTGATCCAGGAATCGCAGATGGTCCTATACCTAAAGCAATAGGATCTCTTACATTCGGTGCGAGGGGAAGCACACCCAAATCAGGAGTTGAGGAAACAATTAATTGGTTACCAACATGAATGTCTTGAACTTCCATTTAATTAATACCTCATCTTAGATTGCAGCTTTAATACTCTTGGTGAATTTCTGAATATATTCTGTCCATTGAGCAAAAGTTTTACTACCAGAACCCAAACCCAATATACTGGTAAATGTATCATGACCTTCATTTATCTTTAATTCCCCTTCAAGTGTCATTTGATTTGTAGTAGTTATAAGAACATTACTTTCTGCTCCAAGAGCCAAATCAGTTCCTGCCATCATTTTTACATTACTACTTTTAGATCTTATATCTCCTCCAGCATACATACTCACATGCCCTTGATCAGATGCTTCACCAGGATCTCCATGAGATATAAGTTCAATGTTTTGAGCAACTATTCTTACAGCACCTCTGGGAGCAGAGAGAATAAGATCACCATTTGCAGCATTCCATATACCAGCAATTCCATTTTGGGTAGAAGTTGTGCCAGGAGCAATTTCTCCACATGAAATCACAAAAGACTTTGGAGTTTGAGCAATTACAGATCCCTCTAAAGGGCCTGCTTCAATTAATTCTATACATTGTGCAGTCTTTGTACCATAAGAAGGAAAAATACGTCGAAGACCAGCAGCAACTTTTGCTCCATTCTTATTAGTATATGTTAAAAATAATCCACCTTCAGTATTATTAACCTCTAAGTGGTTAAATGTATTATATTTAGCCATTAATTAACTTTCCCCACACAATCAACAACCTGTATCACAGGCGTTCCTTGAGGAACATCTATCTCTTCAGGTCTATGGAATTTCATAATTGGTTTAAGAATAGCATTAAAACCTGTTTCAGTATTTATAGAAATCTCAGGAAGTTCTGTAAATCCTGAACCACAATCAGTTACTACAATTCTTATAATTTGCCCATCTCGACTTTCCTCAATCTTAGCCTTTGCTCCGTTAGAGGGTTTTATATTTACTGTGTCTTTACAAGGATCAAATCCAAATCCAGGATTCTCCACAACAATTTCATCAAGACACACAATAACAGGATAAGTATCAGTGGGAAGACAAGGATCTTTAGGACATCCAGGTGCAGTGATCGAAACCATCAAATCTCCATCACATCTTCCCCAATTATCATCATCCAATTTTCCTCGCATACATGCATCCAGTTGTATTTCAGGATTTGATTCAAGATATGCTCTAATATCACAATCAGTAAATCCTAAAAGTCTTGCTCTCTTATAATCCTCTTCACAATTAAACCACTCCCCAATGATTTCATCATCTTTTTCCTTTACATTAAATGCCTTGATACTGAAATAACTCTCATAACCATAAAGTATATCAGTATAATTCTCATCTACTCCATAAGCATCTAAAGATGTTTTTATGATAGCTCCATATGGATCCTTCATTACCCATGCGACTGCAGCAGGGTTTGTTTCAAAAGGACGTACAATACCATCTCTATGAAGATAGTTTTCAATTACAACTTTAATCTCATGAATCTGAGGTTCTAAATTAGCAGTTTGAAAATTAAAAACAGTAAAACGATTATGACCAGCATAAGGTTCAGTGGATCCTAATTTTTCTCCATCCATGTAAATAGTTCCAACATTATCTGCTTGCATCTCAAAAGTATAAGTGCCTGGAGTAAAAATAGCGACTTTCCATGTAGCCTCCTTGGGTCCATACACACTATATTCTGGATCAGTGGTCGCAGGATAAACTCCATAATTTTTCAAGAAAGGAGCCCACCCTTGAGAATCAGTTAAGACCCAATTAGTAGGACGTAAAACATTAGCAGTTCTAACCCAAGGTATTTGAGAATCTATAGGATCTGGTAGAGTAAAAGATCTAGGAGTTCCTACTCTATATGCAATATCACCTATTCTAATTTGAGGATCTTCTGAAAAAAGATTTTGCTGGAATAATCCTAAATATTCTCCATTTAAATAAAAATTCCAATCTGCTATGGCAGAACTAATAGCAGGGTTAGAAGTATCGCTACGTGCTATCCCAGTTGGCCCATTTCCTTGCCAATCATATAGTCCATCAGGTTTAAATGAATCTATTAAAGTGGCAGTGGCAAAATTATAACTCAAAGTCGAAGTCGTTGTTTTCCCTGTCTTATTTGAAAGAGGAAAATCACTCATATCTTTAGGAATATAACTGCTCACACCTGTGATTTGAGCTCCAGGTAATTTACTTGCATTAAAATCACCATCAATAAAAACTTTAGACTTATTAGGAAGTTGAACTGAATCTCCTGAATATAATTTAATTACTTCTCCCTCTGAATAAGGAGCATCCCAATCAAGATTTTTTCTTTGAACTACTGTTTGGCATCTGTTGGCCCATGTCCTATTCATTCCACCCAAAGATCCATCAGGTGCTGGAAGATATCCATATCCCGATGAATTTATAAGAACTTTAGTAATGCCAGTTCTGGTAGTAGTGGGTTGAGTGGTTGTAGGAGTTCTAGAGATAATACTCACAATATCCCCTACTTCATAATTAGTACCCTTATCATTAATAGATATTGCTTCAATCGCACCACCATTAGTCCTCACAGTTTTAATCATGAACCCTGTCCCTGAACCTCCCTGAGTAGAAACATTTGCCATACATTCATTATATCCTGTTCCACCTTTTAGATTCCTAACAGCGATTACACCACCTCCTGAATTAACAGATGCGACTTCTACAGTTGCATCTGTTCCACCTGTATTAATATCAATATCTTTTGTTGGTGATATAACATTAATCACTCCTCCCATTTTAGGATGATTGACACAGTAATAATATAATCTATCTGGAGTGTTACTATCAACCACTATTCGAGAGTAAGCTGTATCACTGGTGGATTTTCCTAATCCAGGTATTCCATCAATTGTCACTCCTCTGGTATACTCGACTCCATCATTATGAGTTCCTCCTTTAGTCTCTGAAAATCTTAATTGATGAGTTCTATTAGAAACATGTTCTTGATTTAAAATATAGGTATTACCTCTTTCAAAAGTAAGGGTTGCTTGTTGTTTACCGTCAATGAAATATTTGTTACCAGTGGGTCTACGATTTACCGTTACATGATAGGTAATTCCTGTTCCTGATGTTGTTCCTTGACCAAATTGACCTCCTATTGCTCCTCCAGTTCCATCAGTAATAATTCCAGTTATTCCCGTAGTGCCAACACCAACTGTAACTGTCCCAATTCCTGTTATGGGGCCTATAACAACTGTTCCCGTACCCCCATTACCATTACCACAATTATCCTCAATATCAATCAAAGGTGCAGATTCATAATCACCAGGTAAAATTATATCTACTCCTAATAGATCTCCTGCTGTACTCACAACAGCATTTCCCACTCCTCCTGATCCGCCACCACCCCAGAAAACAACACTAGGAGCTCCACAGAAAATGGGGCCTGCATCACACTTATCATATATTTCCTCTAATGCATCATCAGCATCAAAATTCCATTGATAATTAGTAATATCATTAGGAATATCTGCCAAATCTCTAAACTTTTCTCCTACTTTTTTTGCTTTGTTAAATATATTTTTAAAATCTAATACATTTTTTTCGGGTTTAGGTCCGTCTACAATGCTCCATGTAACAACACTGTCTTTACCCAAACAATATTTAATTTCACAATCAAAAATACTTAAAAGAGTTTCTAATGTGGATCCTATCGCATCTACAAGGTCAAGGCCTGCACCAATAGTAGATGAAAGTTTAGATAATGCACTACTTACACCCTTTAATACAGAATTAATTAATCCACTTACTTGTCCTAAAAGTTGACCAATAAAACTACCAATAAAATTTTCTACTAGGCATGTGGTGGCATTTATAGCCTTCCCAAGGAAAGATGTAAGTGCCTTTAAAATTAAATCAGGTAGAAATTTTAATATCTTATTTAATGCACATGCGAGTGCTTTCATTGCTTTATTCCAGATATCATTCGTTACGAATCTACCTGAAGTTGGAGCAAGACCTTTTGCAATATTTCCTGCAAAACTCAATTTCCTTAACATCGCATCCAACACATTCTTCATTATATCTGCAACCCAACCTGATATATTTTTTGCAGCGTTTGCCAGATTTTTTTGATATAGTGCTATGCTATTATTAAAACTTTGAATGGTTACATCATTCTGTCTTAAGGCTTGGAAAAAAGTTCTTGTATCTCCTACACCTACTAAACTATCATTTGCATTATTAATAGCAATTTGAAAATCAGCAAGGGGTTTTACTGCATTGTTTAATTGATCTCTTATCTTAATTGTCTTTTCAACCTCAAGTTGAATTCCTTTTCCACTAGCTTTACCGTCTTTAGAATCACACCAAGGTGGAAAATAGATTATTTCTTTATTATTTTGTTTCTCATCAATTTCAGCATCCACCTGAGAGTTAAAGACAGTCGCACATTTGGGAATTTCAGTCCCCTTATACATGGTGTCAGGAATTAACAGATAAGTATCTCCTGCTTGAAATCCACTCTCTTTAGGGTCTTGCTCACATACGGTATTGGGGGAAGGTCGATCTATAAAATACTCGTCAGTATCTCCAATTTGATAAACATATACCCAAGAACCCTGAGGAAAGTAAGGACAACCTGTGCTAACCATAGGGTTAGTGCCACTATACTGTGGAGGATATGCCCAAGGTAAGACCTCCGACTCCGTATCTTTACTGTGCTTTCCTAATATTCTAATCTTATATCTCTGACGAGTCCCTTCTCCTATTTTTTCCTCTCCCTTTTTTTGCTGATTGGTTGCACGATAACTTGAATTATCGGCAATCTGAGCCAACATGAGAGTACCCTTACGAGTATTCTCATATACAGTTTTCCTCTTTATTATTTTTTGATTGAGGGATTCCATTAAGTGTTAATCGTCATACACCTTACACTCATCCGCATCAGGATGATTATCACAATAAACTTCTAGATGGCTATCTTCATGCCTTGTATGATAATCATTAATCTTAGCATCATTAGGATCTACTTCATCATCCTTATGATATACATCATAATCAGCATGAACATTCTCTAAGTCCTCCTTAGTATATTCGTGCATACCATGATTAGTATGCTCTTTACCGTCTTTGGGGTCAATGTAGACCTCATGTTCTAAGTCGTGTTTAATAGTCATGTTTTAACTCCGTAAGCATCTCTTACTAAATGCAGACCAGTAAATGATTTAACACCTTCAACAAAGTGGCATAAATCTGCTATCATATATATGCCATTTTTCCAAGTATTACTTCCCACAGTGGTAACCTTAGTAGAAAGTTCAGGGAAGAACAAATAAATTAAGTCCCCTGCCCGTAAACTCAAATTAGCTGAGATAACAATATCAGCAGACATATTCATTTTTTGGCGATAATTCTGGTGTGCTTGTAAAATTATTTCCTCATTATTATAGTTGATTTTATCAGTTTTTTCAACCTGTTCCTCTATGCTATCATATCCTATCACAGTTTGACCCACTGCTTGTCTCGCATGTGTTTGTACAGTAGGAAGAGCTCCCTCACTATCTACATAATCTTTATTTAGTTTAGGTAAACATCTTCCTCCAGTAATTCCGTTCCCTTTTCCGTCACATTGAAGGGTTTTTATTTCAGGTTCTTTAGTAATATCGTTAAAAACATATATCTTAGATGCCCATGCACCATTTTCAAATTGACTCAGTGCATCTACATTCGTAGACATATTAGACCATAAAATTTTACCATCAAAACCAACAGGTAAAGAATCCTCCCTATCATCATCAGATTTACTATTCTCGATATATCTAAGAATAGTTTTACCTCTAGCATCTTTTGTATTGTTATCTTTAGTTTCAAAAAGTTTATCTAAAGATCTAAACTGATATCCATTTGCTGTTTGAAAGAAAAGATAACCAGCAGTGTTCCCTTTTGCCGACTTACCTTTTGATGTTTGAAGATTAGGAATAGCTAGTTGTTGTAGATCTAAAATCATCTCAAAAGGAGTTCTGGCTTGGCCAAATGCATGATATTCATTTAAACTCTCATCAGTATTCATAGATTGCCACTTAGGAGACCTTAAATTTAACCTTATGATTGACCTCGCAATCTCAGATATTCTCCCACTGTATTTTACATCTAAACCATCATCACCACCACATCTATTCTTTAGTAAAGTATTATCAAATGCCTCTTTTGATATAATGGTCATTTTAAAACTATTATTTTTAAACCCTTGTTGATCATTAGTCCAAGAACCAACTCTTAAATCAGTCAATCGAGATAAATTAATACTATTTCCTTTCTCATCTTCAATATTAAATTGAACAGTCTCTGTCCCTTGTCCAAATCCACCATCTAATAATCCAACTCCTGCACCAGTTCCATCATCTGCAGGTAAAGTATTACCAGTATCAATACCATATGCAGTTATTTCAATATAAGGCATGAAAACACTCTCACGATATTCCACACGAGGAATGCCTGATCTAAGATCCACTGTCACAGGTTTTCCAGTTTTTTTATCTATTTCAGAATTAGATGTAATTAAAAACTGTTTAAATTTTAAAGGTTTAACACTCATGTTTCTATTGGTTGAATGAAGTTATTAGTAGTATTTGTAATCTGATCATATTCTGGATACTCGTCGATACCAGATACATCTGTTCCTGAATCACCAAAGATTGCATCATATAATTTTCCTCCCACATAATCACCTAAATATGCACCTCCAAAACTAGTGGCAAGTGCAAAAGGACCACCAAGTAATCCACCTAAGAAACCAAATAAACCTGCGGCAATTGATTTAAATGCAGCCCTTCCAGCAGGTTCTTTGAACACAAAATATTGTACAATAAAATCAATGAAAGATCCAATCCCGAAAGGAAGAATCTTTAATGCTTTGCTGTTTAAAGTGAATTTTGCAAATGGTTTGAAAAATCCTCTACGAAGTAATCGCAGCATATCACCAGGATCAGCCTTTCCTGAGATGTATTTTGCCATTGAATTATTAAATCTACTGATACTTGGCCCACTTCTTAAAGGTTGTCCAGAGGGAGTAAATCCCCGTCTATAATCAATACCAGTATTACTTCCACCTCTCATTCTACTCAGGGTGTTACTGGTGACAGCAGAAGTATTAGGAGTAGATGGTTTTCTTAAACGATTACGCAAGAATCTACTCACAAAAAGTGGAAGAGCTCTCACTGTCAAAATAGCAGCAATAACTGCTCCATTTATTACATACTTAAAATCCTCCATAAATTTTTCAATCTTTTTCTTATCAAATCCACTTACATCCTCAATTTTTTGTAAAAAGTCATCATACCCTTTTACCGCAGAATCAATGAAATTAGTAAGGTTACCTACAATATCAGCAAAAAATTCAACACCTTTACCTATAATCTCAAACGTTTTTGCTATTGCCCCAAATGATTTTTCAAGATCAACAAACCTATTGAATAATACTCCTCCTGCCATAAAAAGCAAGAAATTACCAATAGAAGAAAAAATACTTTTTGCAGGGGCAGGAGCTCCAATAGTTGGTAAAATACTTCGTTTAGATTTTTTTTCTAATTTTTCTTCTCTTAATTTTCTCTTCTCATCCTGTCTTTGTTTTCTACCCTCTACAAAAGAGAAAAGATTACTTTCATATTTTTTCAAGAAAAATTTTCTTATCCCTTCTAATTTGTCTATGAAAGATGCTTTTGGACCTATTCTTTCAATATTAGTTGATTTTCCTCGTTTTTCTGGTTTTAATTCTCGTAAAACTGAACTATTGATAGTAGTCCTTTTAATTCCTATTCTAGCCTTAGGTAGAAGTGTTGTTGCCATTATGCTACACCCTCAATACCTAAGGTTATTAAAGTAGTATATCTAGCCTCAGAAGGACTCAAAATCTCAAAGGTGGGAATAGTATCACCACGTTCTATTGTTGGTTCTGATTCTTCTTTTTTGATCGCTGGTAACACCGTGGTGGTGCTAATATTTTTAACTCTTATAGGAGTGCTAACAGGATTCATTCCGCTTGCCTTAACAGGTAAAAATTTAGTTTGAGTGTTTTCTTTCATTGATGAAAGATCACCAACAAGTCCACCACCCTCATACATCGGACCACCTTTATTAGTCCCCCCACCCACTCTATTCATTGACTCCAGCATTCCTGTACCAAATCTCCTCACTGCACCCTTAGTTAACACAAACTCACCAGGCGTAAGCATAGCAGGGACTGTATCTTTATCAGCCTCACCAAAAACTCTGGGACTCACAAATCCACCTTGATTAAATAAATTAGGGAGAAAATCATCTGCCATAACTTCCTCTGACTTTTCTTTTGCTGCTGCTTTCTCTTCTTCAGACATTTCTTTTCCTGAGAAATCTCCATCTAAAGCCTTAGCACCCAATACCAACCCACCAGCAGCTACAGCAGCAGCTAAGATAGGATTTGCTGCAATTAGTCCTGATAAAGCAGGAAGAGCTGTTCCCAATAATCCAATCGCACCAGTAACCAATCCTCCTAAAGGTGTAAAGAATGCAAGATAACCTGCTAAAATGGAAGGCCACCAAAACTTTAAGAATCTAACAACCCTTCCCATTTTTTCTTGATTCTCTTCCTTGCTAAACCAATTCAATGCTTTATTGAATAATGTTCCTATAACAGTCAATTTGAGAAATTCTGTTAACCTCTTCCATATGGATTGAAATGGAGAGGTTAATTTATCCACCACCTTCTGACCTGCACGGGCAGCTGCACCTGTTCCTTTAAATATTTTTTCTATTCTCTCTTCAGCCTCTCTTCTTTTTTCTCTTTGTCTTTCTTTTCTTCTCTCTCTTAATTCTAGTTTATCTAAATTACTATCCTTTTGAAGAATTTTTAATATACTACCTAGTAAACCTCCAATTATATTATTTTGAGAATCTGCAGACGCACCACCTATTCCTTCTGCTGGTGGAAGCAATGCTTGAGGACGTATTCTATTAGTAGGTATTATACTTTTCTTTGCTAATAACTTAGAGACAAATTTTACTTTTTTTCCTCTTTTTCTCTCCAGTAATCCTTGAAATTCCTCTCTTAGTATTCTTGTTCTTCTATCTCCTTTTCCTTTGGTGGCAGATTCAATAGTATTAATACCCTCCCTGACTGCAGACATATAAGTGTCTTCAGCATTATCGGGATCATAAGGATTTATTGGATCGATTCCTAGATCCAATAAAATCTTCGTAACTGATGGATTAATAACGGTTATAGCCATTATGATGCTGCTTGTTGCTGTTTTAGTTTCTCTTCTTCAAGATGTGCTCGAAGTAATTCAACATAAATGTCTCTCTCCCAAGGGATCAAGTTTTCTATCTCAGTTAATGAATATTTATGATACTGAATCAAAGAAAAATTCAGTTTATAGTAACTCTCTAGATCCATATGGACTAGAGCTAGCCGAAAAAACTAGATAATCCCTCCATTACAACTTCATTTTCTACATTTGTATTAGGATTAGTAATCTTCACTTTATGAGAAAGTTTAGGCATAGTTTCAAAAAACTTTTCAATCTCTTTGAATTGTGTAGTGTTCATGGATTCTAAGAAATCATTAATTTCTTTCTTAGTGCAATCAGCAGCCACCCATACCTCTTCCTCATTATAAATTTTATCAATACAAGAAGCGATCATTTCAAAGGACTGATCCATTACATTCTCTTCATTAAAATCAAAGTTATTTTTAATAAACTCAGAAAGAGATGGATACTTCATCTCCATCATCAAAGAGGAATCTAATTTAATCTTATTAGTATGTCCTTTAGACCTTTGGATCTTAACATCATCAATATTAATAGTCACAGGAACCTGTGTCTTTTTATCATCAGGACAAACAAGATTAACCTCAATGTCTTCTCCAACAGACTTACCCCGAATATTGAGGAACAAATATTCAATATCAAAAGTAGGAAGATTCTCTACTTTAATTCCTCTTGTTTTGATACAAGATTTAATTACATTTTTAATTGCAGTTGTTATCTCTTTTACATCCTCACTTTCTAATGCAAGAACTAAAAGTTTTTCTTCTTTAACTAAAAATGGTCGATAATGAATAGGTTTTCTGGTAGAAGGTAATTCCAACTCATACGTCGGTGTCGCAATCTTTGGTAATGGCATAATATCTTACAAAGAGTTCAGTGTGTTTTATTTAGCGTGGTTATTAAACGTTTAAAGTTATAGCAGTATTAGTTAATCCATTTTCTTGAACAGGACCATCAAATAAGACGGCATTAATATTATTTTGAGTTTCTACTAAGTAACGAGAGAAGTTAAAGTTAACTGTACACTTCAATAGCTCAGATGCATTATAAGTTATAGGCATTGTATTAATACTAATAGGATAAGCCTTTAAGAATCTATATTCTAATACTCTATTATAATCTTTTTCAAACTTTTTAACGTAAATAGAAGTTTGATATAAGGTGGGAAAATTTACTCTGTAAAAATAATTCCCTGCAGTGCTATTTTGTTCATTCACAATGAAACCAATCCACTTCTCAAAGAAGTTAATAATTTTATAATCATGATCTACATAAAAGGTGAATGAAGAAGTGGTATCATACTGTCTTCTATATACATGCCTCTCAGTTACACCTGTATGATCATTAAGAAGTTCATTAGTTGCTAGTGAAGTACCAGGCAATGTGGCCTCTGCACAAGATAATGACCAAATCTCATCATTCTGTGCTTCTCCTGCAGGTAAGATAGACCTAACAGAGGCAGGAGGATAAAACCAACATTGAAAATGCGAAGTAAGTGCAGGATTTAAAATAGATGCCTTTAAATCTGCTAATACTTTCTTTTGCGGTCTTGGAGTGACCATATTCCTATAAATACTACTACTGATATATTATGTATAATGGGAGAAAGTAAAAAGAGTTTATTCAAACCCTCTTTTCCCAGAAAATACAAGGGAAATCCAAATAATATTATATGTCGTAGCACTTGGGAAACCAAATTCTGCAATTACTGTGATTTGAATGAGAATATTCTTGAGTGGGCCAGTGAAGAATTCTATATTAAGTATGTCTCTCCTGTTGATAATCGGACGCATCGTTACTATCCTGACTTTCTTATCAAGGTCAAAGAAAGCAATGGATTAATTAAAACTTATGTGATTGAGGTAAAACCAAAGAAACAAACTCGACCTCCTAAAAAAAGAAAAAAGGTGACTCAATCATATCTCTATGAATGCAAAACCTATGCTGTTAATACGGCTAAGTGGAAGGCAGCACAAGAGTTTTGTAATGATAGAAAAATTGAATTTAAAATTATCACCGAACAAGAATTAGGAATATATAATGGCAGATAGTTACTTTAGTCAGTATGAAGAACAGGTAGGTGATAATAGAATCGCACCTATTATGGATGAATTGAAAGAACTAACTGATCCTGAGGAGAAAATGCTCCTTATCATGGATGCATTGAAGAATGTAGAAGTAGTACCAGATGTGGGGCAGTATTATACTTTTATCTACACTGCAAAAACTCCAAGAATGACATATGACCAACATCCTCTGGTTGCAGTGACTGATATTCAAAGATGGGGATTCAGAGGTCTCAATTATCATTGGGGTAAATTTAGAAACTACACATGGCAAGAGATCGGAGGAAATTTATATGTAGTCCGACCCAGTGAAATCAACGACCTAAGAGATATATCATATGCCTATTTCCTTACAACTCTATAAATAAAGAAAAAAGATAAATGTCAGATCCCATTAAAACCACACCAATAATGATCCGATGGGGAAAAGACACCATTTTCGATTGGAGTGATGATGTAACATATTATTATAAAGAAGAGATGGTTGTAAGTGGAACTGCACCAAATAGAACATTTGCAATAACTATATTAAGAAGCGATACATCAGATTTCAGTGTATCAACAGAAATTGGAACAAGAAATAAAATAGGAGGAGCTATTAAACTCAATGAGGGGGCAGATCCAGTAGAAAAAAAATATTTAAACACACTTACCAGAAAACTAAAAGGTAGTTCCAGTGCGTTGACAACATTATTTGCCAAATTCGGTAATCTTAGTAATGAAGAAAAAACAGCACTAAATTCAGTTACAGGAACAACAAATGTCGCTACTGTTAGTGCTGATAATAATACAACTGGTGGAAAAAAGGAGAATGATCCTCCAAAGACGTTTAATCTTACTAATACATCAATTGATGTATCCATCGCAGGAAGAAGATTTAGAAAACAATATGGACATTTTTCTTATCCTGAAGATTTAAGAACTAATAAACAAGATAGAGTGAGATTTACTCAAAAATACAGTGAAGGAACAAAAATAGAAGCAACCATTACATCAGGAGAGAAAAATTTTCAAAGAAGAATTAAAAAAGTAAGAGGTTCGGTCACTCTTCCAATTGTCACAGGAATTGAGGATACCAATTCCGTAGATTTTAATGAAGGTAAATTAAATCCTATTCAAGCAATTGCAGGAGCATCAGCACTAGGTATATTTGAAGATGTGCGAAGCAGAGGAGATATTGCTGGTGCTTTTTCAGCCGCAGGTGGTGGTTTAAATAGAGCAAGAGGGGAACTTAGAGGACAAGTAGGAAGTGATATTGCATCTGCTATTAACGTATACCTTGCACAATCAGCAGTTGGTGCTCAAGGATTACTCTCAAGAACCACTGGTGCAGTTCTGAATCCCAACTTAGAATTGTTGTTTGGTGGTCCTAAGTTAAGAAGTTTTGGATTTACCTTCAAATTATCTGCCAGAGATGCCACAGAAGCAGATCAAATAAGAAAAATTATTAGATTTTTTAAACAGGGCATGTCAGTTAAAACCTCTTCTTCTAATGTTTTTCTTAAATCACCTAATCTCTTTGACATTCAATATCAAACCTTCAATACAAATGGAGATGAGATCATTCATCCATCTATTAATATTATTAAAACCTGTGCTCTTACTTCATGTAATGTTCGATACGCCCCAGATGGAACATATATGACTTATGACGATCCATTTAGAACTCTAACTTCTTATCAACTTACCATGCAATTCAGCGAGCTTGATCCTATATATGATAGTGATTACAGCGAATTAGATCAAGATCAAGATCAAGTAATAGGATACTAAAATGCCAGCTTATTTCCGCAATATTCCAGATTTTGAATATGTCAGTAGAAATGCTGACACTAAACAAATCTCCGAATACCAAAAAGTAAAAAACCTCTTTAAAAGAGGTAAATTGAAAAATGATATTTTTAATGATTTAACCTATTTCACTCAATATAAAGTTGTAGGTGATGATCGTCCTGATAATGTGGCATTTGATGTATATGAGGATGAAACTTTAGATTGGATAGTTCTTCTTTCTAATAATATTACAAATATCCAAACTGAATGGCCTCTGAATCATGAATCTTTCTATAATTTTTTAATTACAAAATATGAAAGTGAAGAGAATATTCATGCTGTTCATCACTATGAGACTACAGAGGTAAAAAATACTGCACAAACCGTAATTGTTCCAAAAGGACTTAAAGTTCCTCAAAATTACTCTATTGAATTTTATGATGAGAGATTAGAATCATATACCACCGTTTCAAATATAACAACTGAAATAACTAATTATGCGTATGAAAATAAAATTGAAGATGAGAAAAGAAATATCTATGTTCTAAAGGCAGAGTATCTAAATGTTATTCTCAATGATATGGAAGATTTCATGCTATACAAAGAAGGTTCCACCCAGTATCTGAGTGAAACCTTAGTAAAAGGAGAAAATATTAGATTATATTCCTAATTATTCCTCTGCAAGTTTTTGGAAATAAGAAAGAGCATCATCCTCATCTGAACTAGCAGATGCTACAGGAGCAGCAGCCACGGGTTCTTTACGAGCATTGAAGTCTGGTGCATAAGAACCACGACTGTTATCTTCCTCTGCTACCTCCTCGTCTATACGACGTGCAGGTTGCTTCTGCCCTAAAACATAGTCCAAACGCTTCTTCAGGTCATCGTATGACTTGAACTGGTCTGGTGCGGTTACAGCAGCAAGTGAATACTGCTTCTTCCACAATGCTTCGAGTGCATCGTCATCATCCAGTAAAGGTGATACTGCATCGAACTCTGACTTATCATAGTTCCAGTAACCATCCTTCTTCACGATCTTCAACTTGAAGTTTGCACCTTGCCAGAAGTCAAAAGGATTGATTGGAGTCTCATCCTCAAATTCAGGTTGCATGGATTCCATGACCTTATCAAAGATTTTCTTACCAAATTTATATAAGAA